CTCGACCTACTGAGGAACAACTAGCATGAGTACCATAAAGACTAACGCAATCCTTGACGCTTCAGGTGGTAACACAACCACGATCAATGGTGCTACGCCTACTGCCTATAACACTATGGGCAAGAACAGGATCATTAATGGTGCTATGGATATTGACCAGAGGAATGCTGGGGCTAGTGTGACTCCTGCTAGTGGTGATTATACTTTAGATAGATGGAGAACTTCTTTAACACAATCTAGTAAATACTCTGTTCAACAAACATCAACTGCCCCCTCTGGTTTTGTAAACTCATTAAAGGTTACATCTCTTTCATCATATAGTGTTTTAGCTTCTGATTTATTCTTAATTCAACAAAGAATTGAAGGTAATAACATTGCTGATTTAGCTTGGGGAACAAGTGCTGCAAAAACTATTACGCTTTCTTTTTGGGTTCGGAGTTCATTAACAGGAACGTTTGGTGGAACAGTAGCAGGAGTTGGTGGTCGTTCTTATCCGTTCAGTTACACGATTTCATCTGCTGATACATGGGAACAAAAAAGTATTACTGTTACTGGAGATACAAGCGGTACTTGGGCTACTGATAATACTATAGGTATGTATATTTATTTTGGTCTTGGTGTTGGTTCTGATTATCTTAATACAGCAGGCTCATGGTATGGTACATCTTACTATTCAGCAACAGGTGCGACAAGCGTAGTCGGCACATCAGGAGCAACCTTCTACATCACAGGAGTCCAGCTAGAGGTAGGCTCTGTAGCCACTGAGTTTGAGCGCAGACTGTATGGCACTGAGTTGGCTTTGTGTCAGAGGTATTATGAAAAAAGTTATGATACTCTATCAGCAGTACCTACAAACACCACTTTAGGTAATCATGTTGGAATCGTAGATACGCAAAGTCTGACTGCAATTCACGCAAATATTAGATTTAGGGTGGAAAAGAGAACAAATCCGACTATGAATTTTTACAAATATGAAACGACTGCTGGTGTATGGGCAAAAAATTCAGATAATTCAAACACAGGAACATTAACTACTCCTTGGGGAATAGGTACTACTGGAGTTGGAAGACTTGATAGTAGCACATCATTAAGTTCTGGTGGAATGTATCATGGTCAATGGTCTGCAACAGCGGAGTTATAAATGTATAAACTAATTAAAAATCCAATTACAAAAGAAGTAACTGTCATTTTTCGTTTAACTGATTATGCAAACATACCAGTAGACCCCGCCAACACAGACTACCAAGAGTATCTGAAGTGGTTAGCTGAAGGCAACACGCCTGAACCTGCGGATAACTAATGAGTACATATTATGTCGAACCAGATCCATTAGCCACAGGCGGAGAGGCGTACTGGCTAGAAGGATATGCGGTAGGTGACGCTAAGTTAGCTGGAATGCTTACTAGCGGCACATCGACTACTATTACGGCAGGATATAGATACTTACAGCCAGTAGGATTTTTAAGTGAAGGCAGTGGAACTACATTGATTGGCGGATACGCCATAAGGCCAACAGGATTCTTAGCTGAAGCAACATCCACTTCGTTATTTGGCGGGAACTACATATCATCATCTGGAATAGTACAGTTTCCAGAATCAACAACCATTATCAATGGCGATAAAAGAATTACTGCCGCAGTTGTTTCACGCCCAACTGTTACAACAATTATATCTGCGCGCCTCAAGTGGGAGGGCGAAGATGTAAATGTTGAAACATGGACTAATCAGGCGGAGAATTCCGAATCATGGACAAAATTATCAACTAACTCTGAAACTTGGACTGAGGTAAATTAAATGGCTGATACTACGACCACTACTTATGGGCTGACTAAACCGGAGGTTGGCGCATCAGAGAATACTTGGGGAACCAAGTTAAATACTAACTTAGACACTATCGACGACTTGCTCGACGGGACTACGGCGATTGCGCCAAACTTAACTGCTGGAAGCTGGAAAGTCGGCGGAACGGCTATTACGGCTACCGCCGCAGAGCTAAATTACGTTGATGGCGTTACATCTGCAATACAGACGCAAATGGACTTAAAAGCGCCACTGGCATCTCCGGCATTAACTGGAACGCCTACTGCAATTCTTGCTGCGACAGGAACAAACACTACTCAAATAGCAACTACATCATTTGTTCAGCAAGAAATAAATGCTCAAAATTTAGGAACTATGTCGACTCAAGCATCTAATTCAGTATCAATTACTGGCGGGACAATTAGCGGAACAACCATTAATACTTATACGGTTGGATCAAATTCTGTCGGCACAAGAACAGTATCTACATCATCGCCTAGTGGCGGATCTAACGGTGACATTTGGTATAAATACTAATGACTATCTACGTTAAAGATGGCGGTACTTGGCGAGAACCTAAAGAAGTTTTTGTCAATGATGGAGGCACATGGAGAACTATTAAAGAACTTCATGTAAACGACTCTGGTACTTGGAGAAAGATATTTCCAGAGACAGGTACTTATACTCAGTCTACTCCGGGAACTTATTATTGGACTGTTCCTCAAGGAGTGTACAGCATCACCGCTTCTGTCTACGGAGCAGGAGGAGGTGGAGGATCACAATGGTTTTGTGGAGATGGTAACGGAGGTAACGGTGGTGGTTCTGGTGGTTATAACACTGGTCAAACATTAGCTGTTACTCCCGGTGAATCATTAACTGTAGTGGTTGGAGCAGGCGGATCAGGAGGCACTTTCCCCGGAGTTTGTCAAGGTGGAGCTAGTGGATCAAACGGAGGTTCTACTTCTGTTACTGGTGGATCAGGAAACGTAACAGCTACTGGTGGTGGCGGTGCTGGTACTTTTGGGGGAGCTATTGGAACAGGTGGATCTCCTAACGGGGTTAACGGAAATAGTGGTCAGTTATATGGTAACGGAGGATCTGGCGGAAGTAACGGCACTGGTTATGGTAATGGTGGTACAGGTGGTGGTGGCCCTTGGGGAGGTAACGGATTAAGTGGTTCTAATGGTTATATTTCATTTACATGGTAACGTATGATAGCTAGTGATGAAAAACAAGAGCAAAGAAGAAACACTTGTAATTCATGTGACAAAAATAAGTTAGGAGTTTGTACTGAATGTGGTTGTGTCTTAGCTTTTAAAAGTAAGTTTGAAAAAGCTAGTTGTCCATTAGGAAAGTGGTAAAGGAACAATAATGGCGTTGATCCCGTTAAAACTGCCTCCGGGCATATACAGAAATGGAACTGAGTTTGAGCAATCTAACAGATGGCGAGACTCCAGTTTAATTAGATGGGCAGAGGGCAGTTTACGGCCAGTTGGCGGATGGACTGATTTTGTAACGTCTGGTATTGCCGCAGCGCCTAGGGCTATGCATGGATGGCGTGATTTAAATGACAATAACAATATAGCTGCAGGAACATATAATAAGCTATATGCAATTAGTTCTGCCGGAACGATTACAGATATAACTCCATCAGGATTAAATGCAGGTCGCGAGGACGCAACAGAAAATACAGGTTACGGCGGCGGATATTACAACGTAGGAACTTACAATACTCCTAGAACTCCTACGGCAACATGGCTTCCAGCCACTACATGGTCATTAGATAACTTTGGCGAGGATCTGGTCGCGTGTTCAACAGACGATGGAAAACTGTATTTGTGGGACGTAGACGGTGGTGGCATTGCAGCAGTGATAAGTGGAGCGCCAACAAACAATGAAGGATTAATAGTTACAGAAGAACGTTTCTTGTTTGCGCTTGGCGCTGGTGGAAACTCTCGAAAGGTGCAGTGGTGCGACAAGGAGGATACCAGTACATGGTCTCCTGCCGCTACAAACGAAGCTGGCGACATTGAGCTACAAACATCTGGATCTATTAAGACTGCCACGCGTGTGCGCGGGAGAACGCTGATCCTAACAGATACAGACGCGCATTTGGCCACATATCAAGGGCCACCGTATGTTTACGGATTTGAGCGTATTGGATCTGCTTGCGGTACCGACTCTCCAAAATCATTAGTTGCCGTTGATCAGATGGCGTTCTGGATGGGGCAGAAGGGATTCTTTGTATTTGACGGTTCAATCAGTCGAGAGCTTAACTGCGACGTTAGTGACTATGTATTTAGAGATATAAACACTAACCAGATCAGTAAAGTGTACGGCGTACACAATAGCCGTTACTCAGAGATATGGTGGTTCTATCCTAGTGAGGATTCTGTAGAAAACAATAGATACGTCACATTCGATTACAAGGACAATTTTTGGACGTTTGGCCAGTTATCAAGAACTGCCGCCATGGATATTGGTATATTGAGATATCCAGTTTGGGCGGCATCAGACGGTCAATTGTACTTCCACGAGTATGGATTTAATCACGCGGGAGCTACTGCATTTGTTGAATCTGGCCCGATAAGTCTTGGAAACGGTGATAACATTATGAAAGTTACACAATTGATCCCAGACGAGCAAACACAGGGCGACGTTACGGCTAAGTTCAAAACTAGATTCTATCCAAACGGCTCCGAGACGGAGTACGGTAGCTACACGATGTCCAATCCTACTGACGTTAGATTTAGCGGTAGGCAGATCAGGATGCGCGTTGAGACTACAATCAATGATGATTGGAGAGTCGGAGTGATGCGTATTGAGGCCAGCCCCGGAGGTAAGCGTTGAGTACACCTCCACCACCACTGGGCGGAAACTGGCGCGAGTGGGCAGAGCGCCTAAATCAGTTTATTCGCAGGACTGCAAATAAGCTAGATTACAAGACTTCTGGCGAGTCAGCATCTGAAGATGGAGTCATGTTGTGGAACGAGGAAATAGGCCACATGGTTTTGTCAACAAATGGTCAATATTTACCAATTCCATACGGCGAGAACTCATATGGCTTTTTTGCTGATTTTAACAATCAGACCGCCGCTACAATTAATACGGCAACCGCAATAACTTGGGATACTGAGGCTTATTCTCATAATGTATCGATAGATGCAACAGACTCAAGTAAAATTGTGTTTGAGAAAAGTGGCGTATATGAGCTAACTTTTACTGGAGAGATAGTATCTAGTTCGGCCAGTGCAAAAACGTTTTATTTTTGGCCAAGAATAAACGGATCAAACGTTCCTAATTCAACTATGGTGACTACTCTTGAGGCAAATGGGCAAAAGAAAATAGTGTCGAGAAGTGGCATTTTTGATGTTTCTGCAAACGATTATTTACAGGCAATGTTTGCCGTATCAGATGTTACGGCATCATTAAGCACTACAGCCGCAACAGCATTTTGCCCAGCTTCGCCATCTGTGACGCTATCTGTAAGTGAGCTAGAGGTTCCATGAAAAAGGCTGAATACTCAAATGGCATGGTTGATGAGATATATCGGTGCAAGCACTATATTGAGGATGCCTTGGCTTATTCTGGCGATACTCATAACTTTGATGATGTTGTGCTTGGGATTCTTACTGGCCACTTTCAGTTTTGGCCTACAGAGGATTCTTGTATGGTCACTGAAATAGTTGTATATCCAAGAAAAAAAGTATTTCACGTTTTTTTGGCTGGTGGTAGTCTTAATCAACTTATAGATTTCCACAAGCCAGCAACTGAGTGGGCTAAAGCGCAAGGATGCACCGGGATGACCATAACTGGAAGGCCGGGCTGGGAAAGAGTTTTAGCCAAGCATGGTTGGGATTATCAGTTTACGACGTTAAAAAAGGAGATTTAAATGAGTAGCGGTGGTGGAAAAGGCGGTAGCAGAACTACCGAGACAAAAATTCCAGATTGGATAGCTCAACCAGCTACCAGAAACTTAGCTAGGGCTGAGGCGGCGCAAAAAATAGGATATATGCCATATTCTGGGCCAGATGTTGCTGCATTTAATCCAATGCAACAGGCGGCTATGCAGGCCAATATTGGCGCTGGTGAGGCTTTTGGACTGTTAAGCCCGGGATCGCTACAGCCATTACAAGGAATGCCAGCACCGCAAACTTATGCTGGCGGTATGCAAGGATATTCATCTATGCCGTTATATGATCAGGCAGTGGCTGAGTTACAGTCCAGAAGCCCTAATCAGGTAGCCGCATACAATCAGCTATTCGTACCGAGAGGATAAAGATATGGCAGGCGCACCGCAGGGCGGAACACCAAACGTAAATCAAGCAGCAGCGCAAGGCGTTTATGGCGCTGGATTAGGATCAGCCGCAGGGATGGGATACACGCCACAGCAAGTACAAGCTGGGCAACTATCGTCTACTGACATTGGTCAGTACATGAATCCTTACACCGAGCAAGTAATCAGGGCTAACGAGGCTGATATTCTGCGTGGCGCTCAAATGGGGCTAGATATCCTTGGAGCCAAGGCGCAAGCCGCAGGAGCATACGGCGGATCTCGACAGGCGATTGCAGAGTCAGAATATGGCAGAAATGTGGCACAACAGTTGGCTCAATCTTCTGCTGGATTAAGACAAGCTGGATTCCAGAACGCTCAACAGGCCGCATTAAGTGACATTCAAAACAGAATGGCGGCTGGTCAATTTAACGTTGGATCTGGCTTGCAGGGCGCACAACAGCGTCTAGCGGCCGCAAATCAGCTTGCGAATGTATCTAACCTTGGATTTGGTATGGGTCAGCAAGTTCAAGCTAATCTTGCTCAACAAGGCGCAATGCAACAAGCCATGCAACAACA